ATGTATTTTTGTAAAAGCATTTAGAGTATGGAAGAACAATTAATATCATTTGAGACAGCTAAATTAACAAAAGATGAATTGGTTTTGATTCTGATGGCAGTTAATGACTTACGGAATGATAGAGTAAGGCGTTTAAAATATGAAGAATTGAGTGACCATGAAAAACATTTTTTTACCAAAGAGAGGGATAAAGCAAAGAAAATATTAGTGAAATTTGGTGCGTGGGAATTCTAACCATTAAATAAAATGGAAACAATTAAAGTTATAGCGAAATATTTACCTGTTGAAGGTGAAATAAAGGAAAAAGAAGGTGGTTTTTATTGTGATACTAATAAAACTACTTTTCATGAAGGAGATTTAGTTAGAAATGAACTTATGGTTGATCTTAAATGGTTACCTTTAAAAAAGATTGTGAAGTTATACAATAACGGAGAATGTGATTTGATTTTTCATATATTTGCATTTTAGGTGTGCCAAGTACATAATTGCCTTTTTTAATAAAAAATATCAAACAGCGACTACAATTTTTCTTCCTTTTTAACCCAGACCATTTCCTTTTGTAACTCATAACCTGCAAGCTCGGCAATATGGATTTGTTTTTCAAGACTTAGGGTGTTTTGGTTGAATCTGTATCGCCAGGTTCTAACGCTATTTCCCGATACCTTTAATTTTTTGTAGCTGTCTCTTTCAGAGAGGGCTTTTTTAACTATTTGATCAGTTGTGTACGTATCCATGATTGGGTTGTTAATTATTTAAAAAACTATAAAATGTTCAGGGGTTCCTCCGTCAATCATCCGTTCCCTGATAGACTCTCTCGTATCATCACTTAAATTATTCGCCAATTTCTTTTGATTGAAAAGATCGAACATGGATACGATGTACATAAAGTTATCCTTAACATTTTGGATGTCTTTGATTGCTCCTACCTTTTCATCAACATAACCAAAAGTATTGTCATGCCCTGACCATATTTCGATGGCTTTTTCTTTAAGCTCCTGAAATTGATCATCAGGAGGAGATGTGTAGTATAGTTTAGTTGTTTCCATAGTTTTTTGTTAATTGTTATTGTGGATAATAATTTATACATAGTAGATTGCAGCAATAACCGTTGCTTTTTTCACAGGAACAATCAGGGTTTTTCTTAACAGTCCCTTGTTGTGCTTGTTGTTTCTTACCTTCCAACCAAGCTGCAAAAGCTATTTGTTTTTCATCATAATGTCCGCAATAGAATGTGCGTTCATTATTTTTGTACCATTTGTTAAACTCGCTTTCCATGTTTTAATAATTTATACGTTACGATTAACAGAAACAGGGCGTGTTTAAGAGAACTACCCCTGAAACGTGGTTCTAATACCACCTATCCTTTTCGTGGCTTAGAGCGCCTTAAATGGCTTTGGTATATATTAAGCATATCAGCCGTTGTATGTTTTTTGGTATATCTGTCGCCGCCATATTTCCATTCATGCGCATCAACTCTTGTGGCTTTTATATCAATCCATTCAGCAAAATCTAAAATGGTGTTTTCTGCGTTTTTAGCCCATTCATAGAGCCAATCAACAACATTAGGATTATCTAAGTCAAGTTCTGTTATAATGTTTTTCATAATTTTATATTTTAAACTTCATAGGTTCCTATAATTTTCCCCCCGGCCTTTTCTACTTTATCAATCAACTTTTCTTTTTCATCTTCAGAACATTCTATGTTCCCGTATCCGGGCCGGCCAATATCCGCATAATCTATCCCTGAGTTAGCATCTTTTACCATGGTGGGTTCATCAGGCATCAGGATAGAGAGAATGTATTTCTTATTTTTCATTAATTTGTACGGGTTTTGTTATATCAACATATCCAAGAAAAAGAAGTTCGTTAATAATATCCCAAAACTCTTTTGTAATTAGCAATCCAGACACGCCACCTTCAATGTACCCCGCTTTACGCCATTTTGATAGTATTTTCCTGTCATCAGAATTGATATGAATTGGCTCAATTCGTTGTCCGTTTAGCATTACATACTGAACGTATGGCATTAGCCTTAATTCAGTTTGAGATATTTCATATCCAAGTAGCTCTTTGGCTTTTTCTCGGATGCGGTCAGTTAATTGACCTCGTTTTTGTCCTTCAATGATGATTCCCATAATAGTAAAAGTTTAGTTTAATATTTAATATGACCCGATAACATAACCGGCATAATCAATATATTGTCGTTGATCATAGCTCCCTTGTCAGGCGCAATCATCTTGAAAGTAACGTTATCATCCGGGGCTACCTTCAGGCAATCCGATAGCATATTCGGATTGAAGCCAATTTCAAAAACCTGGCCTTTCACTACATCGGATATTTCCAATGAACTTGAATATTCTGTGTTAAAATCAAGATTATCTGTCTCTATCTCAAGTTTATCCTTTACCGTGAATGTCACACGGTTATTATTGATCTTTGCGCAGTTCTTTAATTCATTGATCAGTTGTTTTTTATCAACTGTGAAATAGGTTGTGAAGTTATCAGGAATTGCACCTTTGTAATTTACGTATTTTTCGGTTACATTTAATTGCGTTATAACTAAAGTATCATTGGTAAATTCGCTATAGGATAGCTTGCCCTTTTTATAACAGCTATAACAATAGGGGCTTTTATTGTCTAATTGCTTCGCTAAAAAAATCAAAGTTTGGTGTATTAATATTTCCTTAGCTTTTAAATCGGTATTCTGCCAATGGAGTTGATGTCCGTTGGTTGCAACGAATTTATTTTCATTAACAAAAACACAACTCATCTCTGGTTTAAAGCCAGAATAACCACAAAATGATGCAACATTACAAAGTTGTTTAAATTCGTCAGGCATGAAAGCGTGGCTCGCAATTCGTATTCCTTCTTTTTTAGGATTAGGAATGATAGGGAAGTCCCTTACATTTGTTTCAATGGGGCATTTCATCCCTCCGGCCTGCAGGTAGCCTTCATTGATAGTTAGCTCATCGCCTTTCTCCAATAAGGAGAGAAAATTGCTTACATCAATTAAAAATGTTTTTTTTAGGTCAAAAGGCAAACCCATTACAATATGTAAATCAATATTGGTGGCAATGAGCCTGTCACTTTTGATTAGAACACGTCCACAAATAGGGACTACAACATTTTTGAGTAAAGTTTTCAGTATCTTTACTACTTTGAGCAGGTATTTCCTGCTGTCTTTTTTAGAAAGATCAATGGTTTTCATAATTTCGTTTTGTTTAGTGAAAATTAAAGGTATAATTATTCAGCTTTTTTTACGGCATCTTGCGCTACTATTAATTGTGCTTTTCTAAAAGCCAATAATAATTTTTTACTATCAACATTTTGACATTTTTTATAAAAATCGGTAAATTGTGAAGTCTGAATACCGTCTTTTTCTTTGGTAGTTTTTTTTGTTAGTCGTTCCATAATTTTATTTTTAGGTTATAGTAAAGGTCTTTTGATAATGTGCCATCCACGCTTTTTAGTTTTGTCGGTAGATGTAAAATTTTTCAGCCTCAACGGTTACGCATGCTTCTGTCCCATTGTAAGAATTTAACCTGCTCCCCCGGCCATACTTTCTTTCATTTTCCTTCCAATTCTCTCCATTGAAATAAGGTTGGTATTTTCTTGGGATTTCCAGCATGATAACTTCCTCAATATGGTTGTCTAATGCTTCCTCCCATTTCTTGTTGGCTCTTAAATCGGTTACAACAAGGTATTGCCCCTCATTAGTATCGAATGTTTCATCATCATCAATGGAAAGGGTGATTTCGTTTTCATCGCAGCCTAAATGCTTTGCAAGGGCTTTAATCAATAGTTTTCTCATAAGTTTTAAAGTTTAGTGAGTTTCATTTTGTTTATCGCAATGTACCAATAGCGTTGCCAAGTCTATTAAAATATTAAAGTATATTTCACGTACCGCCCATTGTCTTCTGCGCTCTTCGAAGCAATTATTTAATGTTATTTCCTGCATTTTCCTGTCAGGTAATTTCCTTACTGTTTCTATAATTCTTGCTGCTTCCATATCTTTTTCTATACGGGATAAGGCTTTATCCGCTCGCGCTAATTTCTTGCCATAATAGGCAATGAGTTTTTCCAATTTAGCTTGCAGCTTGCTTTTCATAAGTTTAAAAGTGTAGTGAATTTCGTTTGCTGATTCCTTATACGTATTAGAACCAATAATGTTACATAATTGCGATACTTTTATTATAAGTTAATAAGTTATTTATTAAGTAGATCACATATTGCGTTTGCTTCGTCTTCATTATAGAAGTCTGCAAGGTGCTCCATTTCTCCCTCCTCCGGCTTTCTTCGGTACAACCCCCAGCATAGAATATCTTTATTGTCTTTCTCTGTTTGTTCAAAGCAGAGAGCATCCTCATATATTTCTACTGGAACATTAAATTCATCTATTCCTATTAATGGCTCTACCTGATAAAATGTGTCTGTTGAGCTTTTTATACTGGCTCTCCCATAGGCTAAGTTATTCAATTCTCTTATTGTGTTATCGTATTCTTTTTCAGTCAAATGCTGGTGTCTTTTCAGAAAATCACTTTTAGTACGGAGGAAAAAGTCAGCCATTTTTGTCATATCTTTCTGTTTTTCCATAATAATTCAGGTGTTTATAGTGGTTTTTACTCCTGTAACACTTTTGTTGCGCCTGCATCAGATATTCGCTACGCTGGTACAGGCTGTTCCGATTAAATCCCGTAATAATGACGGGCATCAATCAGGAAGTTTCTCAAATCCTTGAAGGTAAAGGAGAGAATGTTAAATTCCTGTACCTCCTGCCGGATCAACTCTCTTGCAAAAATGTTTCGTGTGCTTCTCATCGTTTTGTTTGTTTAAGTTAGCCGGATTTAAAGGCATCCGGTTTGGCCTTTAGTTAATTAATTTCAGGGTATTGCCCACCATTTTATACATCAGCCCTTCTTCCTTTTTTCTTCTGGCGAGTTCTTGCCCTTCGTCATCCCAACCAAAATCCGGGGCTGCATTAGCTTTGTTTATTAATTGTTGGTTGGTAAGATGTTGAAATATTTTTTTCATGATTTTGTTGTTTAGGTTAAGTTATTGTTGGTAAGCGTAAAACCATTCACCATTTATCTCTACAGATTCTTCACCCCCATCATAACGGTTGAGACTGTGTGCCCTGCCATCTTGCAGCGCGTCAGTTTTCCATTTTTCCTCATCAAAGTATTGTTGCATTTGTTCAGGGAGATCAGGCAATACACACTCATCAAGATAGCTTTGTAAGGATTCGTCCCATGCCTCATCCATTTCGCTATCGGTTCCGGCAAGGTAGCCAGTACCCTGGACACATACCCTTGTATCTTCTATTTCAATGTCCTGCAAATCGTCTTCGCAAAGATCAAACATTGCAATAAGAGCTTTGCATAAATCTAAGTCTCTGTCTTTAAAGCCTGTTGTTTCAGTTAGCGTGTCGTCAAAAGCTCCGTCTTGTCCTTCAGGTACATTTATGGGCTTGCCTTTCCTTTCGTCTTCAGCCTCCTCAATGCCTTCAACAATATTATTGATCTGTGTTTCAATGTTTGGCTTTACAGCACTAATGTTTTTGAGATGGTAGTTATCCCACAGTTTCAATAGTTTACTTTGAAACCTGTTTGCTGGCTTTATACTGTCCTGGCATTGCCCCATACTTCCCTCTATCTCTCCCGATAAAGATAATTCAGGGTAACCGTTGCGCTCAGTAATTTCAATCTTAACGCTTGCCTTGTTACGGTTTTTGTCTAAAAATTCTATTGTGTTTTTCATAGCTTTAAATGTTTAGGTTTAAAATATCATTTGAATTACTGCACCCGCATACTGCTGCATAGTGCTAAAGAATTGCCCTATCTCTTTTCTTTCAATGATAAAGTAAAGGGTAAGGATTACGATACCGGATACTTCCGGCAACATCTTAGTAAATTTCGTTAGTGTTTGCATGACTAATTGAATTTAAGTTTCCACAGATCGGCTGTGTTGCCCGTTATGATACAAGGGCTTTTAAGTCCCTTTTAAGGCAATTTTCATATTTAGTATGACGCGCAATAATATTATTATCGTCATAGTAGCACCATGGAGCCGTAGTATTGTTTTGTCCAGGGATTAATTTATGATCCTGCAGCGCTTCAAATGCCTTATGCCTGAATAGATCACCATACCCGTACTGAAAGGGTAGTTTAATTGTTTGCTCTCCTTTCATGCCATAGTTTACTGTAACAGTGCAGGAAAAATAACTATTACCGTTTACTTTATCAAACCATTCTTTTGCTGTAATGTCAAGGGTTTTGATTTTAGTTTTCATAGTAGTATTATTTAAGTTAGTTGAGTAGCACTAAAAGGAATCGCACCTAATCGTAAGCTATCATTTACGGGCAACTATGCCAATGCTATGTATTTTATTCAGTAGCCTTTATAATGGCTTGCTCTGCTTTGTGTATTGATAATTCCTCACCGTGAGTAAAATAATCCTTGCCGATTGGTACATGGCCAAGTATATCTTGTAACGCCTTCAATAACTCCGGTGCTGCTGCAATTAGTTTGGCGTTGGCTTGTTGTTCGTTATTTCCATCATCAAAATAAGGAATTAAGGCAAGGGTTACCCCAGTTTCTTGAGGGTATATTTGCCCCTCTTTAGCCATCCATTCTCCTTGTGTGTGTTGTGTTTTCATAATAGTAGTGTTTAGGTGAATAATAAATTTCGTTTACAATACCTTTAACGGAACAAAGGTAATTAATGTTTCGGATATGCAACGCTTTAGTTGTGTGTATTATTTGCGTTATTTGCAAATGCCTTGACATCACTACTTCATAGAACCAAAATAATTATAGCTTATTTACTTATGTTCTTGTGGCCTTGTCTGAGCCAAGCATATTCTTATGCACATCTTATGCACAATATCTATTCAACTGCCCTGTCTCCGGTCTTTTCCCTTTTGCTATTTCTTAGTAAATAATTGTATTGCTGTTTTCCCATACCTCTATATATCATAAGAGAGTGATTTATTTCAATACTCCCAGCATGCGGCCATTAAAGTGCTCAAATCCCCTCTCAATACTGGAATAGTACCATTTTCTTCCCTGTTTTCTTTTCCCAAATAGGTAAATGGTTAAATAGCAACACATTAACATATCACTACTTGTCATATAATTATCTATTATGTTAAATAGAATGCTGAGATATGTAATTCAGGATCATTAATTCAAAACTCAAAAAAGTAAATGCAATTCCTGTTTAACAAAGGGGTGCAGGGGTTTCCAATGCTTTAGGGGTAGGGGGAGTAACTATAATGTGATCTACTATAACATATACATGGGATACAATAGGATAGTAATAGATAGTAGTAGGTTGGACCGGTGCCAGGTATAAGAGCAAGGCGGTGTGCTGGTACTATCAACTGCTGTACACAATCGTTCTAAGCCGACACACACCACTCACGGATGTACAGTACGTGCCTCACTCTATGGTAATAAAAAAGGGCTGCAGATAGAGTATCACGTACGATAGGTGTTCTGCAGCCCTAAACCAATTACTTAACTTGGTTGTAAAGGTAATTACTTTTAGTAAATATCGCAAATGGTTGGGAGTATTTTTTAGAGGGTGGTTAATTGATTGATGGATTGGCCCGGTGATCACTTCAAAAAATAACTCTATATAGATAAGGGGGTTTTAATAGGGCAAAGGGTTTGCTTGAAAAAACTATGCTTTTAATTCACATTTACCCCCTGTTTTGTGAATTAAAGACCTACTTTTATAGGCTTTTAATTCACAAAGTGTTATATTTGTGATGTCGTGTACAATCAATAACTATGCCAATGAGAGTAAAAAAGAATAATAAAAAAGAGATTTTTGACACTACAATCAGTGTAGAGACACAACTTCTCTTGGATAGTTTAAGACAAGCCAAGAAACGTTTAAGGGAAATTACGGCCATACCTGAATCATATTTTAAAGAACGCAACGATGGCTGAAGATTACATAGACATCGTTACCGATGCACAAACCAATGAGATCAAAAATGTCCATTACAGGCTACACGTACCCAATGAGTTCTTCCAGATTTACAAGACAGAGAACCAGGTCTCATTATGCTATAAGCTGAAGTCAATCCGGCAATTCTGCCTGCTATGCTTCATGGTTGAGAAAATGGATGACAAGAACCTGGTCCACTTCGGCCCGGAGAAAAGGACGCAGTTCCTTGACCGGTATAAGAATAACACTGGTAACTCCATGGACCGGAGCACCGTGAGCAAGATGCTGAAGTCCCTGGTAGAAGAAAGCGTGATAGAGAAGCTAGGGAACAAGTCCTATAAGATGAATATTCTCCTCCTTTGGAAGTCTGATCAGAAGTCCCGGGTGGAAACCATTAAATACGATCTCAAATCCATAGCCCGGAGTGGGCTACCCAAATACTTCGGGGAGCCTCTGAAAAAAAAGTTACTAAAAAGATAAGTTATTAAATTATTGTCTATATTTGCCTCATGAAAGAAAATAAGGATGATGTTTTAATTTATGGAATTAGCGCAAGAGATAAGGCAAAAGAACTCGTTCATAAATATTTAGACGGAAAAGGGGTTACCATTGATACAATAGTATCTCCAAGACAAGAAGCCAAGAAACGGGCAATAGAAGAAGTGGATTTACATAGACCCCATATAGAGAGTATTCAGCTTAATGAATTAAAAGAATGGATGAGAAATGATGAATATTGGTTACGAGTTGGGGTGGAAATATTGAAATAGTTAAATTATGTTAGATTCTGAATGCGACAGTGTTAAAAAGGAAAACAGACAACTTACATCTGTTATTAACGGAATTGAAACTGCTTATGAAAAAAAACAAAAACAGATAGAAAATAAAAATGGTAGCAATGTATTGGCGTTTAGCGATTCCGATACGGAAATGTATGATTTTTGTCAAGAATTGAGAAGGATAACAATGGATTTAAAAATAAGTAATTAAATTATAATATAAATATTATGGGATTTTTTAGTAACATTATTAGCGCATCAGTAAAAACAGTTTTAACGCCCGTAGCAATAGTAAAGGATGCTATAGACATAGTGAAGGGAGACATTAATGCTGATGCTACAAAACGATTACTTGATTCTGCTAAAGAAGATGCAGAAGAAGCGTTAGATGACTTATATGGATTATAATCATAGGTTCTTTGGCCGGTGGCGGAATAGGTAAACGCTAAGTCAGGTTCAAGAGGAGCGAAAATGAAATCAAATACTACCGATAATTCGAACTTGTGCAAAGTATGTTTAAGGCCATATTTGGATGATGGTCAGAGCACAGCAAAGAAACTTATTTGCCAGTGTAATGAGTCACAAGGAATGATTGGGTGGAAATGTCCCCGGTGCGGGGCCGGGTTAAGCCCGTTTACAAGTATGTGTCCGTGTTCCCATCCTAAAACGGAAATAACATATAACTGGAGAAACCCAACATATCAAACATGGGAGGATTACTTCAATAAAAAAGTTTAAAATTATGGAAAATCTTTTTTTCTTTACCGAAGTCACAAAAGGAACGATTGGTGATGAGGTAAGCGGAAAATACTGCCTTAAAGAAAATGAACTGGAGCAAAAGCACAAAGACTTGATTTTAGGAAAGTTATTAAAAGTATGGAATGAAAGCCCCGGGGAAGTACAACGAAAATTTTCACACATAATAATAAAAGACATGAGCAAGGGTAAGGTGGTATATAATGTCAATCCATTCAATCAAAGTAATAAAAAACCAAATACATTAAGATATTATTTTGTGAGGATATTTGGTGGTATCTGTTTTAATAAGCATGATAATAACTTTTATAATTATATTGGATATTTACGTATGTATCGGATTAAATTGTATTTTTTCGTTAAGTATAAATATTTACTTATGATGGTATACGTTAAATATTACATAGATAAATATATAAAAAGCCTAACTAAATAACCTATGTTTATAGAACTTGAAGCAGTGACCGGGGATAAGGAGATAGTGAATCTCTCCCAGGCCCAAACCATAAAAGAATACCATGGGAAGAATGGAAAGGGAGTGACTATATGCTTTCTTGAAGATGTGGAAACAAGTGATGGTGGGAGCCTTCAATATTGCAGTAAACCCTATTATGGGATAACCTACGAAGAAATAAAACAGATATTGCACCAAGGCGGATTTCTGCTTATAACAAAATAACTTATGGAAGAGATACTAAAAGAATTCGATAAATTAGAGATAGAATTAAAGAAAGCTAATCGTAAACAATGGAATGTTGTTATATATCTTAACGCTGTGCTTATGTTAATTCAGATTGTCATAATATTATACATTGTCCTAACTAAATAACTTATGAATATAAAAACACTTGAACCAAAGCACATTGTTCCTTACTTGCCTCATAAGTTAAAATTTGTAGCTGATAAGAGTATTTGGACTATAGTTGGCTTGAAACATGATATTAAGAAATGGCATGTAGTAGCTTGGTGGGATAATTTACCAACATATGATGAATTTGATTTGGATGCGATCGGTCCCCTTTTACTCCATCCTTTATCTGATCTTGTAAAAAAGATACATTATCATGGAAGGGAGTTTGTGCCGTTAAGTGAGTTTTATGAAATAACCGATTGTAGAAATCCGAATAATGAAAAAGATACAAGGTATGATATTGAATATTTGATTGAGCATAAAATTATTGACGAAGTAGAATGGATATATATGGAAAAACTATTTGAATGGAAATTTGATGTCTTTGGGCTGATTGACAATGGACTTGCCCAAGCCAATCTTAATGCTTAATTAAATAACTTATGGAGCTTGTAAATGAAATATTACAATGGATCGTGATAGTGTATAGTATTTGGGCTATATATTTAATTGGGAAGTCAGTACGGATGACATTAGAGATTATTAAAGAGATGAATAAAACTGAAAATGGAACCGGAACAACAAAATAATGGACGTACTGAATTTAATTATGAAAGCATCGTAACGGAAACGGATGATGCGATCATGTTTGACATTTACGGTGACGGGATAACTCCTGCAGTATGGATACCTAAATCAGCCATGGACCACGACCCTGAGAAACAAACATTCACCATATCGGATACCCTGGCAATTAAAAAGGAATTAATTTAACTTATAACTAAAAATATTATGAAAACACAAAAAACTTTTTTGAATTTGCTTTGCCCAATATTGTTTGCAATTGTGTTAGCTGGTTGTGGTGAGCAAGAAACATATCCCAAATACGAATATGCTGTTGAATATTATGTGCCGGATTCCATTATGCCAGTAGCAAGGGAGTGGATTAAAGAAACCATTAGGGCTACAAATCAGCATTTATCCGCAGGGGATTATGAAGACGTATGGAGGACAATCAGGGTTAGCAAAGAAGAAGGCTTGGAATTATTTGGAGTGAGAATGCCGGGGCTACGTAAGATAAAATATGAAAGGCAATACGAACCTGAATTTATACCACAGGAACGAATGACTTGTTTTGAAAAAGAAATCTTTGAGCGCAAACGAATCAACTGTAATTAAATAACAAATAAACTTATGAAAGAACCACTAAAAATCACAACAGAAGATTTTGTCTTCGAATACTTCAATGTCCTTAATGTAATTTTTAAACTTACAAAAAGGGAACTGGAAGTTCTTGCTAAAGCCGTAGAGCTTTCAAAGGATGAAATATTGTTTTCTAAAGACGATCGGTCATTAATAACCGCCTTAACCGGTACCAGTAAGCAGCAAGTTAATAACACCATCACTGTGCTGAAAAAAAAGGCGGTAATACATTATGATGAGAATTATTATCTTAACAAGGCATTCCTTCTTGACAATATGGAGAATGTTGAGATCACCTTCGTCATTAAAAAACTTATAAAAGAAAATGGTGAAGATAAGGGCAATGAGGCTATAACTGAAAAAGAAGATAAGTTAGAGGCTGACGAAGATAATATTGAGGAGCAGACAGGGCTGGAAACTTCAACTGAGAACACAGGTGGTTTTGGCGAACCAAATATAGAAGTTGTAAGCCTGGATGAAGAAACAACCGATGTAATTAAGGACGGAGAGGCAGGCGATGAAGGTAAGGATAAAGCTGATGAAAAGGAACCCTTAGAATCCGGGGGCCAGGTAGAGACAAAGACCGATACTGAAACCAACGATTATTTGTTTGACTAAAGCGAAGATGTCAGAAAGAAAAAAACAATTTAGGGTAGAGGCTTCTTACAAAGGAGAAATAAAGTTGAAGAAAGAAGTAATGAGAAGTGCTAACTTAGTCTATGGTTGTATCGGATATACATTGGATAAAATCCAATTGGAAGCAACAATCAAAACCGCAAAAGACATTGATAATCTCATTGAATTTTTGACGAACTCTAAAATCTGTTTACTTGAAGAATAAATTATGACAGAAAAAGAAGAAAAGGAACTCGAAAGACAAGTTAAGTTCTGGAAAAAGCATTATTGGGGTATGTTTATAGCATGGGTAATATTAATTATTTTTTTTCTTATACAAATTACATTATGACATTAATAGAAGCATACGGGTTTACGCTCGAAAAAATCGAAGAATTAAAAGATGCAGGCATTGAAGTAATAATGAAGCCTTCTAATTGCCGAAACAATAAAGAACTGGTTGAAAAATATAATCACACAGAAAGAATGCCGCCCGATAAATGGTTTCACGTTACTTTGAAGATGGTAAATAAGAGTCAAGCTACGAAAGTGCATGAAGTAGTAAATTATTTGGGGATGTGCGGAATAGTATTTGACACAGGTGGATGGATAAACTATAGAGATTGGGAATTGGATTGGTCATTCCAATATACCGGCAAAGAGGATGAAGACAGGAGAGATGCCCGAGATGAGGTGGAAGATAGAATTCCCGATATGGGCAATGAATAAAAAATTAAGTTATGTCCGTTTACATTGAAACAAAATATAAATGCTCATCCTGCGGGGCCATGAGCAGAACAGAAACGATCACCAGAGATGCTGCAGACGGAAGGCAAGTAGTTTTGCGATGCAAGGGCTGTAATCATGAAAAGGTAATGTCAACAATGACAACCAGTAATGGCCCGGGTGGTGTAATTGAAATGCCGGAACACAAAGAGATTGAATTGTTTTGAATTATGGATATTAAAAAATTATTCAAATATCTGGAAGTTAATGTTCCTTGTAGTTTTTACAATGAGGGATATTGTTCTTTCATCTTGCAGGCCAAAGTAGTAGATGAAATGGTGCGGTATCATGGATTGATTCTCATAAAGGATATGCCACAAACCAAAAAACGCCAAAGGGCATTTAAAAAACAACTCGAAAGCAACGGTTATAAGGTATTAATATTTAGCGAAGAAACATCATGGACCGGCCTCAAATATGAACTTGACGAGTATTTGGAAATTATCTAACATCATTTAATTATGGAAAAATTATTAGGATTAATTGACAATGGTTGGAGTATAAAAATATACAATCAACTGAAAAGAATAAGTCCTCCTGGTGGTGGTGGGAGAGCTTGGGTTATTAAAGTTTGTTGGGAAGCTGATCGCAATGACTTGGTTGAATTATCGGATGATGAAAATTGGGAAGGGTTTGAAACTGCCAAAGAGGCTATTGATGATTTAGTATCGAAGATAAAGTGTGTTAATGAAAAAAAAGCATAAACCTTACCGGATTAAGTTCATCCTTGAAGATGGCAGGGAGGTTTATTGCTCGAAGAACAAAAAGTTCTATGATTGGGATTTAGATGAAACCTTCGCTCTTGATATTAAACGTTTTGGGTTTAGCCAGGATTTAACCATATACGGGGATAAGACCATCATTAAATATTTCGGTGGATTAGTCGTAGGAATCAAGGAATTTAAGGTTGAGGACTACGATGCGGTTATTGATCCTAAAGTGATAATGAGATGAAAAAATAAAACTATGTTAGTAAACTCATTTGAAATACAATCTGATTTCTGGAAGATAAACCCCGATTTATCCAAAGTCGCTGCTTTTACCAAGGTTCAAAACAATTTCAAGGATCACAGCAAGCTCATGTGGATGATAGCATTGATTTATGACTATGAAAGCAAATACTATAATTACCCGATCAAAGATCGCATAAGGGTAGTAAATACAGATTTGTTTAGCAAAAAACCTGAATTTAACCCCCGGGAAAGAGCAATAGTAGAAAGTGCGATTAAGCGCTATAAAGAAATGGATACAGACAGCGAAAGGCGCTACTTGGATCTTTGGAATAGTAAGGTTGATGAATTTTTAGATTGTGTACAAACCACAAAAATAACAATGAAAAACATCAAAGAAATGGGTGAACATCTTTTGATGTGTGATAAACTGATAAAGCAAAAGGATTACATAGATGAGCGTGTTAAGAAAAAGGAAGAAGAAAAAAATAAGCATGGATTGCGGAGCGGGGGAAAGTTGTCAATACTTGAACAAGAATCAATATAAAGCATGAAACATGGTAAAGGAATATTGGAGCAAATACGGGAAAGTAATCGCGTATATACAACACTAACAGATGAGGAATTAGAAAAAGTCGTGAAACAATTTATCGAAGATTTGCAAAAGAACTATAAGGTTGAAAAGAGAATATTTGTTGATTCAAATACATATAGGCGTTATATTGGAAAAAAACAACATGGACAAAGGCCGAAGAAATGAAATAACGATAACGAAATGGAAAAGGAGACTTCAATTTTTTGGTTTAAAGCCGGAGGAGGGTTATTGTTATAAAACTTCGGGGAAGCCATGTAGTTGCAATTTATGTAGTCCATTCAAGTATAATAGGAAAGTAAAACATAAAGCGTTGATATTCAATGATTGATAATCCCACGAATTTATATATACCGTGAAAGAACAACTAATATCTTTTAAAACGGCAAAATTAGCTAAAGAGAAAGGATTTGAAGAGTTCTGTGCTTATTATTACAATATTAAAACCAAAACTCTAAAAATTCACATGTATGATGACAATCCAAATGTTATAAGTTTACAGACTTCTAAAAATGCAGCACTAATAATAAGTGCCCCCACTCAATCACTATTACAGAAATGGTTGAGAGTGAAACATAATATTCATTCAGATTCTTTTTTTAATGGTAATAATTTTACTTATGCAATAAATTGTCATAAGGATTGGAAAAGTGGATTTAAAACTTATGAACAAGCCCTTGGAAAAGGTTTACAAGCAGCACTAAAACTAATTACTAATTAAATGTTCCCAGAAGACGCATACGAAAAAATAGCAAAAGAATTTGGGCTTGACAAGCGAATAATCGAAAGCGTTGTGCGTTCACAATTCCGGTTTGTAAAAAGCATCATAGAACAAGGTAGGCTTAAAAACGTACTGCTAAGAGGATTGGGTCGTTTTGTTGTTAAACCCGGGAGATTGAAATATCTGAACAACAAATATCAGAAAATGTTCGGTAAGGATTTTACTGAGGTTACGCAAGCAGAAAAAGAGGCTTATTACAGGCGGTACCAGGAAGAAAAAAAGAAGGAGTTCGAAAAGAAACATGGTCAACAATGAGTATTTTTTAGAAGTAGCCAAGAAAGGTATCCCAGACATGATACCGGAATCTGTTGAATATATTGATTGGTGGAAAGAGCAGAAAGATCGGTGCATTAACGGATATTGGGTTGGTGATACCTGGATGCCCGGGAGATTATATTGGTATGTGAATTTCTGGAAGATCGAAATTAAGGAAGGCACAGCCAAACACCCCAAGATCGGGCACCCTTTCCTGAGAGACATTGAGTGGGAATTTTTCCCTGAATTTGAAAAGGCCAGAGGGTTTAGCGGATTTGATAAGAATAAAAAGCCTTTGTATGAGAATGATGCTAAAGGAATTTTGGTAATAGGCAACCGCGGACCAGGAAAGAGCTTTTGGGCCGCAGGAATAGCAGGGCATGAGTACACCTTCTACCCGAATTCAGAAACTATAATATCTGCTTATGAAACAGCTTACAGTAAACCCCTTCTTAATAAAGTAAAAATCGGTTTAAATAATATTGACGGTGCATCTGAATTTGGTGGCGTGAAATTCCCGGCACCCTTCACTCATAGGAGGTTGAAAAACAACTTTAATTCAGAGGTGAAAAGCGGTTATGTAAAAAGGGAAAACGGAGTAGATTATGAAAAAGGGTATAGATCAAAGGTGCTTCATAGAGTATTCATGGATAATCCTCTTGCCTGTAACGGTTTACGCCCTTCATTGCATATTTTCGAGGAAGTTGGGATTTTTCAAAATTTGATGGAATCCTATAATTCTTCTTACGAATGTTGGATGAATGGCTCTATACAATTCGGGTCACCTTTTTTGCTCGGAACTGGCGGTGAAATGGATAAGGGAACAGTAGATGTAGAGAAAATGTTTTACGAACCCGAAGCCTATAATCTTATTTCTTTTGAGAATACTTATGACCAGCGTTCTGATAAGATCGCTTATTTTATACCGAATGTAAAAGGCTCAAATCAGTTTAAAGACGAAAACGGAGTTTCTGATGTAGAAAAGGCCACAGAGTATTATATAGAGCGTAGAGAAAAGAAAAAGAAAAGCTCTGATCTAAGCGCCTATTACCAAGAATTACAATACCAACCATTCGAACCCAAAGAAGCCTTTCTGCTAAAAACCGGCAATATATTCCCAACAGCACTCATACAGGATCAGATAGAATTTGTGTTAAGCAGTAAGGATGTAGAATATTTAGGGCAACCAGGTCAGTTAGATTGGGCTTTCAATGGTGGTGTTAAATGGGAGCCAAGTGAGATACTACGCCCTTTGGAGTTCCCAATTAAAAGCAAAGATGATACCGAGGGTTGTATAGTGATATGGGAACACCCGCCAAATGATATACCCTATGGAATGTATGTGGCCGGTACCGATCCTGTGGATCACGATGAATCATTAACCTCATCTCTTGCCTCTACATTTATTTATAAAAGATTTGTCAGTGCAAACCAATCATTTGACACGGTAGTGGCCGAATATACTGGTAGGCCCCAAAATATGCACCAGTATTATGAAACGATAAGGAAGCTGCTGACCTATTATAACTGCAAATCTTTATATGAAAATATGATCACCGGCATGAAGCAATATTTTCAATTGAAGGCAACACTACATCTTTTAAAGGAACAACCCTCGATCCTGGACGAAATAGTTCCCGATTCTAAAGTTCATAGGGCTTATGGGATACACATGGTAGATAAGATCAAGTTGTATGCCGAGCGGATGACTGCAGACTGGCTTATGGAAGAATATGAACCCGGGAAGCATAATGTACGTAAAATATATTCGTTGCCGTTACTAAATGAACTTTTGAAGTATTATAATAAGGGTAATTTTGATAGGGTCATTGCTTTTATGCTGTGTTTACTACATGATCAGGATTTGCACAAAGTACAAGTAGAAGAACATGAAACTATTGAAAGGGATATGTTTTTTACAAAAGGATATAAGCGAATCGGTGGTAAAATTATGTGGGCCTAAAGATTATGAAAAACTCTGTTATTTTGAATTGTTTGATTGAAAAGGAAAAAGAATTACAATCAGAATTGAATAAGGTAAGATTAGCAATAGACGCATGTAGCGATACGAATATCTTAAGTAAAATATTCTATGATCCACAAAACATATATAGGAATAAGATTCAGATAGTATTGTTGGACATCAATCAAGTAAAAACAACAAAGGAGATTTTGAACCTAATATTAGATAGAGAACCAGAATTAGATCAAGGTAAAACATACAATACAATTTCCGGCAATCTATCAGTAATGTGTAAAGAAGGGATACTGATACAACATAAAGAAATGAAAATGAAGGGATATTATTACGGGTTAAAAAAATGGTTTGATGAAAATGGCGTATTAATGGGACCATATAAGCCAAAACTGGATAATCATATAATTCAAATAAAATAATTGAAAAATGTAGTTTATAGAATAATCTAATTACCTTTGCACATCTACCTCCGGTTCGCCCCGCCTGTCTTCGGTCGCCAACATAAACCGAAATGCCGTGGCGACACAATTTCCAAATCAACGTTTAACGCGCGCTGAGAAAATCAGTAAGCATGGCTCTATTGAAAAATGGGGCGAAGAAACTATTGAAAGCATCCTTGCCTTCTCAGGGCAAGGTGCATATAATAGGCAAAGCAATACCTACCGAAAAAAAACCAACTACGACCTGGCTGCAGGAAAATTCAATAAAAGTGATCTTGATTACGTGGAAAGCCCCTATGGAATCAAAGATTATGTGTTCCCAGCCACAATGACCCACTATGACATTATAACTCCTAAACTTAATCTTCTCAGGGGTGAGGAAATAAAGCGCCCCTTCAACTGGATGGTAAACTCCACCGGTTCACAAACATTCACGGATAGGGAAAAAGAAAGGAAGAATCTGATTATGCAGATGATACAACAACGTATCTCTAATAAATTGGCTGATCAGGGCGTGGACCCGGAATCAGAAGAAGGTCAGATGATGAGCCTGAAGGAGATCAATAACTATATTGATAAATCCTACAAGGATATGCGAGCTAAGTTGGGACAGGATGCCCTTGAATATTTGACCAAAGAACAAAGACTTCAGGACAAATTTAATAAAGGATGGTTTGATTCCCTGGTTGCAGCAGAGGAAGTTTACTGGACCGGTATAATAAATGGTGAGCCTGTTTGTAGAGTAGTGAATCCTATGTTCTTTGATTTTGACAGGAATGAAGATATAGAATACATAGATGAGGCATCATGGGCTATGGAATGGAGGTTTCTAACCGCTTCACAGGTTTATGATGAATACCATGATGTGTTAAGCCAAGACCAAGTAGATGAAATCGAAGAAATGAAAGGTTACCAGCACCAAAATGCAGTATATGATAGAGGTAGAATCCCTTTTATTTATGTTGATAGAGATACAGGTTACTTCTCAAATACTTATGAACAGTACTCATCAACTATAGTTCGTGTTATTAGATTCGAATGGAAAAGTTTAAGAAAAATGGGTTTCCTCACTTATTTTGATGAAGAAGGCCAGGTAAGGCAAAAATTAGTACCGGAAGATTATAAAGCTAACAAAGAAGAAGGCGAAGAAGTTGAATGGATATGGATTAATGAAGTTTGGGAAGCTACTAAGATCGGGGATGGAACAACTGGCGATGGAATATACGTACAGATACGTCCTAAGCCCAACCAATTCAGGTCAATGGATAATCCTTCCAAGTGTCGCCTGGGATATACAGGAATAATCTACAACCAAAGAAATAGTGAGAGTTATTCCTTAGTGGATGTGATGAAGCCCCACCAATATCTTTATAATATCGTCATGTACCGGTTGGAATTGGCAATAGCCCGGGCAAAGATACCCCGATCAGAGGGATTTGATGTTGAAAAATGGTTGTACTATATGGATGTTATGGGTATAGCCTTCATAAATTCAATGGAAGAAGGCAAGAAGGGTCAAAAGCCAACATTCAATCAATTCAAAGAATTCGATCTTACTATCTCCAATACAATTAATCAGTATATAGGCATACTTGAGAAACTGGAAAGTATGGTGGGCCAGATTAGCGGGGTTAGTGAACAACGGCAAGGCCAGATACAACAACGAGAATTAGTGGGGAATGTAGAACGATCAGTAACTCAGAGTTCTCATATAACAGAACCTTATTTTGAAGCACATAATACTGTCAAAGAAAGAGTTTTGACTAATTTATTGGAAGATGCTAAACTCGCCTGGGTTTCAGGAAAGAAAGGTCAATATGTTATGGATGATCTGACAACTATTTATTTCACCATAGAACCAGAACTATTTTTAGATAGCGACCATGCAGTATTTGTCTCTAATTCTTCAAAAGATTGGAAAGTTCTTGAGACAGCTCGCCAGTTAATGCAATTCGCTATGCAACAAGGTACTGCGAGTTTTGCCGATGTGCTCTCTGTTCTTGAAAGTGATAGTATTGCCAATGTGAAAGGCGAATTGAGAAAGAGTGAAGAAGAAAAACTTCAAAGAGAACAACAATTAGCAGAATCTCAAAATCAGGCTACTGTTCAGTCAAAGCAGATGGAAATTGAGTTCAGAGAAAGAGAACTTGGCTTGAAAGATGAAATGAACAAAAGGGATAATCAAACCAAGTTGGTGGTAAAACAGATGGAGGAAGAAGGAGTGAAGGCCAGTATGGCAGCAGAGAAGATAGGGTTATTACAAACCCAAATAAGCGAAGGCATGCGCTTGAAAGAAAAACAAATTGATGTTACCAAAGAGCAGAAAGAAAAAGACCGAGAGGTGAAAAAGGCAAGTTGATAATTTCACACAATGTTAAATATTTAACGTTTTGGCTATGTATTACCGCTTATTGTTAAAAATAACGTAACCTTTGTTATATTTTAACAGTTCTATTAGTGTACTTTTGAGGCAAATCTAAAATTATGGCAGCAGAAGAAGCAAAATGGACATTGGATGGTTTTTTATGGGATAAGAAAGCAACTCCCCCTGTACCTGAATCCCCCAAAGAGAATGGTAAAGAGGATACTGCCAAAACGGAGAATCCAGCCGGAGAATCTACTACCGATACCAAACCTGCCGATACAACAACTTCCGATAAACCTGCCGATAAAACAGAGGAACCTACTACTGAAAGTAAACCTATCAAAGAGCTAATCAAAGGAAAAACTGATGAAACCGAAATAAACACAATAATTGATCAGGAGATTGAGGTCCGCACAAAAGCAGGAAAAAGCAAAGAAGATGTTATTTCCGAAATAAACAAGGAGTTAAAGCAGGAGGAAGATGGTAAGGAAGGGTTGGATTTTAACCCTTTTTATGATCTTCTACATAAGAATATGGGATATGATGATCTAAAAGAAGAAGATCGTCCTGAAAATAGTATTGACGGCTTCGTTGATCATATCAGGAATATCATAGAATCCAATTCCCGCCCCCAATACTCCTCTAACGCAACTAAGGAATTTGATGATTATGTGAAAGGCGGAGGTGACCCTAAGCACTTTTGGGATGTAATGTATGGTGATCCTGATTATGAAAATATGAAGGCCGATAGTGAGGTTGCTCAAAAAACCATTATGGATTTATTATTTAAAGCTAAAAATCCTACATGGGATGCAACTAAAAGAGCAGAAAAGATCGAGAAATTGGTAGAAACTGAGCAATTGGAAGAAGATGCTAAAGATGGATTGGATGAATTAAAAAGATTATCAGGGGAAAAGAAGGTTTTTTTAACGCAGGAGAAAGAACAAAGAAGGGCAACCGATATTCAAAGATATGAAAACTGGAAATCAGGTGTCCATACTTTCATTAATAACTCAAAAACGATTTCCGGCTTTGAAGTAAACGAAAACGATAAGAAGGGATTTTATAAATATATGACG